AATTATTTCTATTTTGTATTACTGTTCTATTAGGTAGAAAATCATGTTCTAATTCTATAGAATCTATATCTCTTTGTATTTTTCTTAGTTGTTGTCCTAAATCATAAATTTCTTCAACCTTTGGGTTTGGGGGCATACCTACGTATTTTATACTTTTATTTGCTATAGTATTATGTGATAATCTTCCTTTTTTAGGAATTTCATAAAATAATCTATCATAATGGGTAAAAAACTCTTTTATAGTGGGGATTTTTAATTTAAATTCATTAAATTTTTCATCTAGTTCTTCACGAGTATCCTCAGCTATATATATTTTTTTATTTAATTTTATGTTTTTCATATCAATGATTTTCTATTTCCTTTACCAACAAATTGTCCTCCACCACTATTCCACCCTATATAAGACCAATTATCAAACCCAGGGTAAGCTAACCAACATAGTTTATAAAGTTTTTCACTTCTCGAGAAGTCTCGATTACCTGTATAGTGGTGTAACATGCTTGATGGTATTCCTATTGGTTTTATGGCTCCTGTCCATCTGGCATCTACAGGTAAAAACCAATATTGATAATCACCAAAAGTATGACCACCAATATTAACATGGTGCAGCGTGGATCTACCTAGAGGGACTAAGAATCTACTACTATATTTTTTTCCAAAAACTTTTTTATTATTATCCATAATTGGCATAGCATACCTCCAATTTCCCCCCATATGATGTGAGTGGGGTAAATATGTGTTATACATTCCCACTATGGGCATTCCATAAACCCCCCCATATTTTCCTAATCCAGATATAGGTTCGAAAGTAGGTTGAATAGTCTTCATATAAGTCCCCCAATCTGTTGTATTATCATAATAATGGTTATCCCAATCATTTAAAACATTCCATTTTAACCATTTTGTTCCTTCTCCTCCTCCATCCCAACCACCAAATTTCATCGGCATTTCCTTACCATGCCATGCATAAGGTAACCATTTAGACATATCTGTTGCTCTTGTGAGGTCGTTTATCATTTTAGTACCATATTTACTTGGTTCAAACTCTTTTAAGTCAATAGGCCATCCAGGGAGATCAAAATATCTTCTAACAACATTTCCCCCGCTGTCTCTCCATTTTTCTCCAGCTCCCCCTTCTTTTTTTGCAGGAGCTCCACAACACCCTAATTCGGCTCTATTTGAATCTTCTATAACTTCTACTCCTATATGCCCCCTATGTCTATCTAAAGTCCAATGCCATTTTGATTGTTTTCTAAAAAATCTAGTATGACTTGAACCCGGATTTAAATTTGTGGTAGAAACTCGTGGTGTTCCGGGACCTGAATCATCTTCATATTGATCTGCTAGGTTTCCATAGGCATCTGTATTATCACTACCTAAGTTATAAGCTAAAACTCCATAATAACATTCATCATATCTAGGTTCATAATATGCAAATTTTGGGGCAAAACCTGTTGGGTCTTCTACTCCTTCTAAACATGTTATTGTAGCTTTTATGTATCCAGGTTCTACTAAATCATTTAAATTAAACTCTAAATCCACAGCATCAAATTCTTGTGTATTAAGATCCTTATCTGATTCTATATCTGGGCCATCTAATATTTCATCTAATGTACTTGCGTCTAATTCTTCTACAACTATATTATCAGGAGTATTAATGAGATGCCCAAATGCTCTTTTTAATGTTTGAAAAGTTTTATAGTCTTTTATTCGTCTTTTAGCCCCATCTTGCATTACCCAAATAGGGAGACCATCAGGGTTAGTTACAGATGATTTGATAAAAGTTCTATTGGGGTAAAATAGGTGTTCTTCATTTCTTCTATTTTGTTTTTCAAAAAAAACAACATCTAATCTTTCTATTTTAGCTAATAATTCTTTTATTTGTTTATCTAAAGGATCATAATAATTATTTATATAATCTTTACTTCTTCTTATAAGATTATAATGAGATTTTTTACCTTCTTTAGGTAACTTATAAAAAAGATATCGGTATATATCAAAGAATTTTTCTATAGAAACAGCTGTTTCTGTTTTATATAATTCAATAAAGGCCCTATCTATAAATTCATTTGTTGTTTTATTAACGTATACCTCTTTTGTTAATTTTATTGTTTGTTGGGTTTTAGTAAATTTTGAATGCTCTTCATGGTCCGTCCCTAAGCTTGTATTATTTATATTATTTAAAGAACTCATTATCTAACAACTTTAAAATAGTATTTATCATCATATATCGTTGTTCCCTCACTATTAATATGTTTGAATAATATACGATAATAACGTTCGGGTTGTAATCCTTTCATGTATATTTTAAAATGCATCCCTTCAGTATCCGCACTTATTTTTGTAAAAGTATCATCAAAAGGAATGACTTCTTGTTCTGTATGTGCATCTCTTATACTATAATAAGAGGATGTTGTAAAATAACCTATATTTAAATAGTTTGAAGTTGTTGTAAAAGTTCTTGTTGGATATTTGTCTCTTACATGTATCCTAAAAGTAGCTACATCATTTTGGTTATATTCTTCTTCATTTCTATATAAAGTAACAGCTAATTCACCACTTTGTTTAGCGGATGACTGGTAAGTGTGAACACTATCATCCCATTTAAAAGTTAAAGTTGGTGGGTATATAGTATGAGTATTTACTGAAAACCATTGCATTTCACCAAAACTACTTGATGTTTCTTCTTCTATACTTGAGGGTTGTTTTATTAAAAAACCATTATTTATTATACCCGTAGGATATGTTTGGTTTGCAAATAAACTTGCACTAAATTTAGTAACAGTTTCTGTTACATCTAAATTTACATTTAAATCTGCTCCTGCTAAAAACTGTTGTGTTGATTCAAACCCACTACCTGTATACCATGTTCCTCCCCCTTGTGTTAAAACTGAAGATGCTGGTAAAGATCCAGTAGTTCCACTTGAAAAACTAGAAGTAGGCCATAAAGACTTATTTATATTATTATCTCTGTAAAGCCAACTACTACCATCAGATGATTGAGGGAAATTTGAATACCTTCCTGTTCCTTGATTCCATGATTGAGAAACAACATTTGATTGTATATTAAGAGTATTTGTTAAATTTTTATGTTCTACTGAAGTTAATTGAAGAAATGTTTTAGAAGTACTATTATTAAAGGTTGAAGATCCTATTGTATTTTCTATTACATTTCGAATATCATCGTTTTTAAATTTAATAAGAATTCTAGAGGGGTGGTGATGGGGGTCTGAACTTCCTCTTTCTTTTACAAGTTCAAGAATCTCATCTGACCCTGCGTTCATTATTTTTCTATCAGGATGACTATAAAGTGTTGTGTCGGTTTCTGGAAATATAAAATAGTATGCCATTTTTAATATGTTATTACACGTCCTTTAATGTCCGTGTTTGGTTTTTTTAATTCAAATATACTAGGGTCCATTGAGGGATATATTACCCCTTTTTTGGTAGCTGATTCAAAATCATATCTATATTTAGAATACCCATTAATGGCTCCATTTTTATTAGTAAGTTCTACTTTTTCTACTGTTTGTACCCCCTGTACCCCTCCTATTAAATTATCTATTTCAGAAATAATAATTGGTTGATTTACTTGCCATTTATCTATCTGAAAATAGTTTTTTAATTCTGTAATACAATTTAATAATACTTCTTGATTATTATAATTTTTAAACGCTGTTATTTCAAATTCTAAAGCAAAATTTATAACAAATGCATCTTTAATATTAATAGCATCTGTTAGCATTCTATGTTGTTCTAAATATGTTGATAAATTTCTTTTTGTTGCTTTATTTAGGGTAACTAATTCTTTAAGTGAATTATATCCTAAAGTATATAAATTTAAAGCTAAAGGATTAGGGATACGATTAGTTTCGTTAGTATTAGGAGTTAATTGATCATCTTGTGTTATATATGCCTTCGCAATACTACCAAATTTTCCGGGTAAAGATAAAGATCTAATTAAATAATCATCTTTTGTTACTGTTCTATTTTGTGTTGAGAAATTAGCCATTGCATTCATTCTAATTTCTTCTATTGTATCTCCTGCTCCCCCACCTCTAGCAGGTTCAGGGTTATTAACCCCTATGGAGTTTTTTACAAAATTTAATAAACTGACTGATAAATTTGGTTTGGGGGTTGTTATTACTTGTTTGTTTTTTGTTATAGTGTTTGAATGAACATTAGTATTTAATCCCCCTCCAGTTAAATATTTTACAGTTAAAGTTGTATTTGAGGGGGCTTCTCCATAAGCTTTTGTAAACAGAAAATTAGAAGGATCATAAGCTATATCTAATTTGCTTCTTCCATCTTTAATCCCCAACCCAATATTATTAGGGTCAGGAGTTATACTTACATCCGCATCCCCCGTGGATCCCGCCCCAAATTGAATTTCTAATCCCCCGTTTGGTTTTATCCTAGTTATAAACCTTTTAGGTACTTTTTTTAATTTTAAGAGATAAGGGGTTTGGCCATTATATTGAGGTAAATCAGGATCTTGTGCTCCTGTGTTTTCTACTTCATCAAAAATTGTATCTTGAGCTAAATAAGGTACTTCATGCCATATATTTCCTTCTGTGTCTGTTATAGATTCTATACTTACTATGTTTTTATCGAATATTGTACGGGAATAAAAATCAGATACACCCCCAATTTTAAATTCAGTAGTTTGTACTGTTCCTGAGTTTGCTTTTGTTGATTTTTTCAATAAATAATAATCTGGGTTATTTGAACCATCATATTTATAAACACTAATACTTGTAGGGTCTAAACTTGATGAGTAACTAAATCTAGTATCATTTATTGTATAAAAATCAACCCCATCAGTTGAAGAAAAAACTGAGTTATCATTTACATTTAACGCATAACTATAATCAGGATAATAAATTCCACCTACATTTTTAGAAGGTACTAACTGATATATTTCTAAGTCTACATTAGAAACTGCAGTTAAATTGGGTTTATATCCTAAAGAATACGCCAAATTATATAAGTTATCTTTTTCTTGAGCCAAAGTTAAAATAGATTCTTGTAATTGGGTATCAGTATAGAATGATAAAACATCCCCTACATAAGCCGCCATTTCTAAAAACATCATTCCTGGATTACCTTCGCTAAAATCATTAAAATTATTAGGAAAATAAATTTGTGTGAATTCTAATAAATTATCTTTAAAAGTATTATAATCTTTATTTAAATAATTAACGTTTTTGTTTTGTGTTTTATTTGATACTTTATTATATGCCATTATTCAAGGAAATTAAGTTTTATTGAGTCTTGTGAATTATCAATTTTATATTTGTAGTCTAATTTTATAGATAGTAAATGTTTATCAGGTATAAATTGTGATATTACCTTTAACAAATTTATTTGGGGGATATATTTTTGTGTTTGAAACTGTATTGCTTCAGTTAAAGCATCTTCATTTATATTAGGTTCAAATAATAATTTTTTTAGTCCAATACCAAAAGATGGTTCATTTACTCTTTCTCCAGGTTCTGTTAATAGTAGATTTAAAAAGTTGCTTTTTAATTGATCTTTTACAGTGGTTGTGCCTTTAAATATATTGACTTCATCTAAAGGGAAAGCAACACCAATAGTAGCATTTTGGTTTAGAGATAGTGGGTCTTTTCTATTTTGAACAATAGCCATTTTATTGTTTTCTATTACTTTTTTTATTAAAAACCTTTACTAACTCTGTATAATCTTTATTAAAAACACTTGATAAAGATTCAGGTACTGAACCCGCCGGCATTATTTCTGGTGAATTGAGAGGATTGTTTCCTATTGGGACTGTAGGAGCCATTGCTGTTTGTGTATTTACATCCCCCATTGCAGTTTCATTTAATAAATCATTTAAAGCTGGGTTTTGGGTATATGATTTTGGGGGAGATGGTTGGAATGGTTGTGGGTTTGTGCCCATAATTTTTTCTCTTAGAGAGTTTTTTACCTCCTGTGTTATTTTAGGTTTATTTGGTACCTCAACTAAACGTTCAGTATGTTCTGTTATTGTTGGTTTTATTTCGTCACGTAAATCTTCTTTAAGTGTTTTAAGTTCTCTACGAAGAGAATAGTCTATTTCTTCTCTAACTATTTTTCTAAGTAAATTTTCAAATGTTTTTGCTTTCATGTCTGTGTGTTATTTGTTATAAATATAAGTTTTTTTAAGGTATTGGTACAATTAGTACTTTATATTGTGTATTAAACCCAAATTTTTGATTTTTTATTATTTCTAATATTTCTGTTTTGCCTTCTAATTTAAGATCATCTAGGAGATTTTGATAATTCATAGTCATCATATTTGAAATATCTTCAAAAGTTCCCTCTATATTCCCTACTGGGTTATTATCTAAAATATTATCTATGCTATTTTCTATATTTACATTTCCCTCATCATCTACTGGGTCCGAGTTTACTGTGTTACAATTTGAGAGAAATTGTAAAAATAAATATTCTAAATAAGCCTTTAAAGCAGATACTTGTGCTAATATACTTTTAATTTTATTTATAGCTATACTTATAATATCAACAATTTTAAGAATCTTTTCAATATATATAGGAATCATATCTATGTAAGATAATATTATTTCACCATAAAAAGCTATATATATCGTTGCTACATCTATTGCTCTCCCCATTTTATCTATTAAAGTACCACTAGCTGCGGGTCCCGAAGAGGCTGCTAAACTAACTGGTGCTATTTCTATTATTATTCTCATAGCTATTATGAAAGGATTTAATTTTTCCAGTATACTTTCAATTTTTGCTAGTACTTTAGTTTCTATTTCTCTTAAAGTAGTTTCTATTTTTACTAATACATCCAATCCTTTTTGCAATAAACCTTCTATATTTTCCATAAGTTTATGAATACCATTATATAAGTCAGTAAGTTTTAACTGAGCAGGTATACTACAAGCTGCATCTAGAATAGCATCTATTATCATTTTTTTTATCTCATTTTTAGTAGGAATCTGTTCTCTTAGTTCCATAATCTTTTTATAAGCTTCTTCTTTTATTTTCTGTTCAGCTTGTGCTATTGCTTTATCCACTAAGAGGTTTTGTAAGTTTTTTATTGCTTGTGATGCCATTTTATTCTCCTATTTTTATTTTTTTACTCTTTATTTCTTTAATTTCTTTTCTTAGTGTATCAATAGTAGTTCTTAATCCAGATACCATAGCTTTATTCCCCGAAAAGGCTCCTGTTACCCCTTTAGGTCCCACTTGATAAGATATTTTATATAAAATTGTTAATATTAAATTATCTATTAATGTTAGTATTTCCCCCAATAATGTTTCTAATTCATCCCCCTTGACTGCTGGGTTAGAAGATAATTTATTATCCCATGTTAAACCTAAATATATGTTAGGTGAATTTACTATAAAATTATTGGCTTCTTCTCCTACTTCATTAGTATCCGTATCAAAATGAATACTTCCATTAGTACTAAACCCTATAGATTTATCTGAAGATAAAAAAATAGAGTCTGTTTTAGCATTAAATACTAATCTATCTGAATTTATTAATACTTGCTTTCCTTGGTAATATTGTATTTCATCTGGTTGATAACTCATTTTTATTAGTTATTTTTTGTGTTTTGTGATTTTTCATTGGGTGTTGATGTTGTAGAAAAAATTGGCTCAGCTGATATATTAGTATTATAATCTACTTGTCCTGATGGTAGTAGAGATGATTTGGCTGATGGTATATTATCCTGGTATTGTTTTCTATTTCCTCTTCTTATACCCCCATAGGCCTCATGAAAACTATCTATTTCTGAGGCCATAGTTGTATTCTTTTTATTTTTTCCCTCTATATAAGATATATGAATCCATGATTCTTCGTTTCTTTCCGGATAAGCCCATAATAGATTATTCCATTCAGGTAAATTTTTAATACACCAATTAAAGATTTCATATACTTCTGTGTTTTTACCCCTAATATCTACTGCGTATCCCATTATATGTTCACTATCAGATGATGATCCCCCTATGCTTTCATTAAGTTCTTTACCCCTATAAGCGGAAATTATTTGTATATCGGGAAACATAGATATTAAGGGATCTATACAATTTATCATAACTTTTTGGAGATTCGTGAATATTTCTTCTCCTGTTGGAGATATATCTACCCCTGGATAGTTATTTACAGTTCCCCCTTTAATTATTAATCTTTGATTTAAGTCTATATTTAGAGAATCATTTTTGGGTTCTGTTTCATTATACCTTTCCTTAAAATAATCTGTTCCTTGAGTGGATAAAATATTTATTGCTTTTTGGGATAATGCGTTTAAAGTATAGGGTTCTGATTTATGGAAAGCTATCATCCCTGATATTTCTTCTAATATAGAAAATTCATAATTATCCGGGAATCCTTTTAATTCTGCACTGACCGAATATTCTATTCCATTTGAATCTATTAATGATTCATTATCTGAGCTCCATTCTGCTGTTATATTTCCTATTATATTTTTTTCTATATCGTTTTTTGGGTCTTTTACTTTTATTATAGAAGTAGCTTGTCTATTGTCTTTATTTATAAACTCTTCTAGGGAAGTATTACTTGTAAATCTATTAGAAAATATTAATTCTTTTAAAGTGAAATGTATTCCTACTTTTTGATTTAAACCACCATTTATTTCTAA